CCTTGGTCGTCTCCAGATGGGTCGTCCTGACCATAGTCAATAGGTATGTCACTGAAGTCTGTTGGAGGAGTAGTCATACCAGCGCCAAAGCCCGGATCAGTCGTACCTCCAACATCCTTACCACCGAATCCCCAATCGAACTCAGGTGCGTAGGGCTTCTCTGCTATTCCTGCTGCTTTTTGAGCTGCTTCTATAGCCACAGACGGAGGATCAGGAATGTTTAGATTGCCTGGCATCTCATATTGGATAGCCTTCCGTTGTTCTGGAGGTATACTAACCCCAAGAGCGTCAGCCAATATTGTACCTAACTTCTCTCCTGCAAAGGCTCCTACAGGGCCAAACGTACTGCCAAGACCAGCGCCAGCGCCTCTTAGGACAGCCTCTTGCGGGCTCGCGCCTCCTATGCGACTTCCTAATGCAGCGGCTACACCACTAGCAGCACTACCGCCTCTCACGATATTTGAGAAAATTTGAGCACCACTGCTTGCTATATTAGTTGTTCCCAATAAATCTTGCCTTTTCAAGAAATCTGCCACAGGGGGGCTTATAGCATGAGTAGCATCATACGATAAATCAGCCATAGACTGAAGACCCTTACTCAGACCTCCTAATGTAGTGCTACTCATATTCATAGTCTGTTGTATAGCTCTATCATAAAAGTCTATCGCTTGTGCTGGGACGGATCGTGGAAACTGGGCCATCAGGATCCCCCAATGCCGGCGAGGCCGGATGTCGGGTTACTGACAGCACTGATCTCAGCTGGGAGTTCTGGTTCACCTACCGTCTGTGCCGACATACCGGCTCCGCCTTGTCCACCACCTCCCCCTGTATTAGCTCCTGATGTTAACGCTTGGAACGCAGGAAGTGTTTGTAAATCCGATTGTATCTTAGACATCTCCTGCTCATCCCTATACATCTGGTCTGGATTAACAGCGAGAGTTTTCATGATATGTGCCAGGAGCTTATCAGGTGAGTACTTCTTGAAGAATGCCTGAAGTAGAAGGGGATTGGTACTGATGCTCTGCAGCAAAGCCATGATCTTCTGGAAGTCTCTGACCTTAGACAAGACTGCTGAGAGGCCATTAACCTTGAAGGAGCAACTAGAAGAGAATACGGCAAAACGCTCTGCTGGGGACATACGACTTAATGTAAATGCCCCACCTATCCCTATCGCGTCTGCAATCATCTGACTATTAATATCATCTATGTTCTGTAGGATAGTCAGCCAGATCTTCCTCAAGGTCTTACCTATTAAGAGACGCTCAATATCTCCGACGATCGCATCCAGCGTCACGGCCTGGGACTGGGAGAGTTCGACAATCTCTGTTGCTTTCACCTGCTTCCCAGGAAGATTGCCCATCTTAAGCTCATTAGTCAAAGAAGCAGCCGCGAACTCCCGAGAGAGCATCTCTAGCACTGCCATAGCATCTGTCGGCACTTGACCTTCAGTAGCTGTCTCCAAAACCTTAGCATTATGAGGGAGCGTGCTCTTTACTACAAGAGTATCACCCTGTGCAATGCCATCACTAACAGATCTTGGGTCCTCTAGGTCATCTATACGCAGTTGCTTGATTCCCCACACAGATGATATTCCACCATCAATAATTAGGTTAAATATCTCATTCGCTGCGTAGTTCAACTGAGAGGCATGGTCAAATAATGCTTTGTGCCATACACTAAACGGGACTCTAATAAGGGGAACCGCCACAAATGGGCTTTCTTGATGCCAAAACGGGTTCGGCGTAGGCCGTCTTATGAGGTATTTATTGTTAGCCATAGCACAGAACACATTCTCATGTACAATGTTGCCATCTGCGTCTACAATAGTGCCCCAGAACTCGTCAATCCGGACCCTCTTACGGAAACTAGGTTTCTGAGCCTCATCCTGAGCTTGATCTGAGGGCTTTCGGTCCTGATCTGGCCTACTTCTATAGTCCTCTTCTATCCTATTTACTGCTCTTTCATCATAAAAGCCTTCCTCTGCCCTTTTCTTGAGGTAATGTAGGTCTCTTTCAACACTATGTATCTCATAAAGGCCAGAACCAGTAGGATCCGGGAAATAATTCTCAGGTTTTACTAAATCTACCCGTAGTTTCCATTGCTGAGACTCATTTGCGACTAGCTGGTCTCCAGCTTCAACCCTAAACGTCCTATGGGAACGCATATTTCCATGCACCTTGAGGATACATAGGCTTTCAAGGGCACCTACCTTTAACGTATCTGAAAGAAGTACAGGGAAAGAGGTGGTTTTATTGTCATCTACTAAGATATCATCAAGAATCCCCATTAACAACTTGCGTATTGATTCTCCCGACAGGGGTGATTTTGAGTCCTTTCCTAATTCAACATCAAAATATGATCCAAACTGTGTAAGAGCTCGTTTAGCAAAGCCTACAAATTGCTCAACTGCTACTGGTGTCTTTGGAAGGAACTCTTTACTTTGTCCCTTATTTTTATGAGACCAGTCTTGGACCCCAAGGTAGGCTCGACGGTTATCAGCGTTTATCTTCATTCGAGTCCGTCTAGCGTCCTCGGCTTCCTTCTTGTACTCACGAATAGCTTTTAGGACCGTAACAGTCCCGTTTTCATCAGGCCCGACAGGCTGGTCGTCACCTGGGGTGCTAGATACTGGTGTCGGAGGGGTTTGGTCTGCCATACTTGGGCTCCGGAATACGAGTTAAGTTTTCACCTTCCTTCTGTTTTAGAGCACACCAGACACATACTCCAATACGTCTTGTGCCCCCAGGAGGTAGGTCTTGACCGCACATGCGGCAGAGCTTAGGTTCTTTTAATCGGGTTATCATACATACACTTCCTCAAGAGAGTCAACCATATTTAGGACTAGGGACATCAACTCGTCTACTAGTATTCTCCTGCCTAATAGGAACAATGGGGGCTTCCTGGAATACCCAATATCCAAGAGCATCCGAAAGGTGGGTCCTACGATAGTAAGGATCCTTCTTATTAAAGGTCTTCTTGATTCCTTGCTTATTATCAGAAATAACCTGCTCAAGGTCATCTATAAGCTCGGTACACTGAGGATCTAGCTCCAGGGCGACTTTACCTTCCGGACCGTTGAACGCTACATTCATGCTGTTTATGCGATCAACAACAGATGGGTTCTTCTCAGGAACCTTTATTCTAAGGGGGGCTGGGTAGTCGATCATAGAGTTTAGGATCATCTGATAACTGGACATACGAGTCTGAGCTGTCCTTGCCTTACCTGATGCGTCGCCATATACCCAGACCTCAGCCATATGATAGGGATGGACCCTCTTAAAGTAATCACACATCTCCTGTATGTTTGCCTCTTCTAATAGAAGCTCAGAGAACACCCGGAAGAGCCCCATCTCCTTCTGACCAATCAAAGAAACCATAGGCTCGACGTTGAAATCCCAGACCCAGCACAGAGGCCGTCTTAGGGCAATCTCCGGCTGCTCCCTAACATTCAGTTGGTGCCTAAATCCACTGTATACACGCGATCCGCCAAGGCCCCCTATCAGCTCCCCATTAAGCCGAATACGACGTTGGTCAGAGCCCTCTGGGTACTTACTCTCCAAGAAGGCAATCTCTTCTCGCAGGATGTGAGGGTTATCATATATTGAGGCATTATATATCTCGGTTTGCTCAAGCAGACCTTTTTTCCATTTCTGCACTATATCAGAGAAAACCCAGGTCACGCCGCCGACTATTCCTTCTGGAGGAAGCAAGGTGCATGTTGTGAATATCTGGAGGGGGTTTGCGCCAACTCGGATTATTGACTCATCATAGATCCCCTTAGGATGCTCCTCATCAAAGTGGATCCAATCCTTCTCAGCTCCTTGATACTTAGAGCGACCAGAGTCCGCTGACTTGAAACCTATAATAGAACCATTCTTTAGCTTTAGGATCTGATCCGATATGCGCCACTCTGCTATCTCACGCTTAGGTATAAAAGGCTCATGCGTAGATCCAGGAGGAACAAACCCGTTGTCGAAATACTTAGGTTGTATTGTGTCACGACCAGTCGGGAAATCCAAAGCAGACACCCATCCCGATGTGGCTCTGTCTTTAACACCAACTACTGACCCCTTTCCATGTATGTATCTCTGACTCCCTTTATATCCAAACCTCGCAAGGGACGCCCCAGCATATGCCCCTGCGTCTGACTTACCAGACCTGTTCGCCCCCATGTAATAATTTTCCTTCCTCACCTGACTGAGGATAGCATCTACAAACTCCCTCTGCGGCGAGAATAATTCAAAATCCTTAAGGGGATCATCAGACCGCCTGGACAGTAATTCATTCTCAAGGAGAACCTTACTC